GTTATTTAAACCTGCAGATATCATTTGATTACCAGAATCTAAATTAACATCATCGTAAACAAAGTCTTCTACCAAACAAGGTAATGATTCTAAAGCACCGGCATATTTAAAGAAACCGTTTTCAGACATCCAGTATGCAGCGCCATCTACTTCTACCGCCGCGTTCTTGCCAACTAATCCACAGTTCGTACCTACTTGCACAAATGAGAATGTAAAAGGTTGACCAACAAAACGCATTAAGAATAAAGCTGTATCTGTGTAAACATAGATCGCATCTCTACCTCTGATAGCCCCCATGATCCGTGATCCGTCGGCCAGTCTCTGTGTACCAGCGTCATTGGTTGCTGTAGGTGTGTACGTGTTAATGTCCTCAACAGTAGAAAATCTAATAAACATATCGTCTTGTGTAGACTTTGTACCAATCGTTGTTTCTGTTCCAAAAAATACTAAGTGTCGATCAGGTGTAGATACAATCATGTGTCTTGATGCAGTTGGTGCACCAGATATAATTGTAGCTCTTGAATTAGTTGCATCGGTAGCTGCTGAGTCCCATTCAAAACATTCGCCATCTACAATTAAACAAATTGCTTTGTCGCCAAAGTTATCAATAGACCACATACCAGGATCAACGATTAAGTCTCCTGATGCTGCTTCACCCCATGCTACGAAACTAGATGTGTTTGTGACTGTAGCTCCTGCAGTGTGTGATGCTGCTGTTGTGTTTCTTACACCTCTTGTTACACCTGTGAGTGTGTTTGTAGATATACCTGTGTAAGATATTTCTTCTGTACCTATTTGTATAAAGTTTGTTCCAGAGCTAGGAAACTGTGATGCATCGTTTAATGTTATACTTGTTGTAGACGCATCTATGTCTGCTGATAAGACTGTTGTAAAAGCTCCTACCTCTTGTCCACCCCAAGATCCAAGTGACCAACCAAAACCTTGTGACTGTACATCTGGTCCCACTCTATAATAATGTCTGGCTCTAATACCGCCAGAAGTTGTTGCACCAGATCCTGCTTCTGCAGAGGGCATTGTAATAGTGATTGTGTTAGACGATGGCACAGTTGTAGCCATAAATCTTATGTCATCAAAATCAGATGCACCAAAGTTAGAACCTGTAATAGATGAAAAGTTATCTAATAAAATAATATCTCCTGCTTGTATACCATGATCACCAGAAAAGTTTATAGTAACAGTTGCAGATCCGTTGGTCGTGCTAAATGCATTAGTGAGTGTGTTTGTAGATTTGATGGGATGTATATCATAAAATACACCGCCTGAATAAGCGTATAAAATTCTGTTTGATCCTATAATAGAGTATTTTCGACCCGCACTGTTAGTGAATTGATGTAGGGCTCTTGCTGCACCCGTCATGTTATCAGCGCCTAATTGTTTCCAGCCACCTATTTTTTCAGGTGTTTGATATCTAAAACGAACATTATCACAATCTATCCACTGTCCTTCAGCAGTTGTGGCTGTGATTTGTTTATTAATTCCAGGTGCAAAGCCTATCTTTTGTAGCATAGATCTCCAGATTATATTAGATTGCGTTGATGTTCAACGTTATTTGACTATTCCTAGCATAGGTCTTTTATCATACAAATTGCTCTTTGCAAACCTTCCATCTGCATGATTATAATGTAAGAATACTTGACCACATAATTTACCCTCAAAAGGCTCTCTCCAGTGCTCTAACTCACAGCCAGAATAAATAAGCATATCGCCAGGTTTTAGGTCTACTTTTACACCTTTGGGTGCACCAGGCTTATGTATGTTCTTATACTCGTCTATGACGTTGTTAGACCCCGTAGGATCGATAAATATAGGCCATGCATCTCCACCTAGGTTTAGTGTAGTCGATATCTCACAGCTAGGCCTATCTTTGTGTCTTCTTAAGATATTCCCTTTTCTATAGAGCCTTGTGTAAGAATAAGTAGGTACTAATTTAAGTCCTGTCTTTTTCTGCATCACAGCTATGGTTTTAACAAGTAATGTCTCCATTAGCCTATCACCATATTTAGCGTAAGAGTTAGGGACTTGTTCATCATTAAAATTACCTACAAGTTTATTGCCTGCATGAGTTACACCATTGTTTAACATCCAATGATCTGCTTCTGCTGATATCTGTAAATACCTATAAGCTATGTCTGCTACCTCTTTTGATATAGCACCACGTATAACTTGATATTTATTTTTCTTAAAACTCATAATCTTTATATACATTATTGTACCAAGGCGGCATGATAGTGTCGATGTTGCCATCTGACCCTCTTCTTACATTTACATTTTTATGTCTAAAAAGCTCTCTAATTTCATCATCCGTTTTTAATTCACGTCCCTCTAATTTAAATGTTGGATCATAAATATTAACAATGACCGGTATTGTTTTAATTCCTAAAATTTTAGCTGTAGCCATTCTATTATTGCCCACTATTATTTTTATAAATCTACCGTAGTCATTTCCTACTTCTGCATACAAAGGATCTATGATTCCGTGCTTTTTGATAGAATCAACTAATCTACTTTTAAATTCTTTTTCGTCTTTGTGAAACTCTGGTCGATCAATATATTGTATTTGTTCAAACGGTAATTTAGTATAAATTAAAGTTGTCATATTTGTATAAAATTATAAGATACAGATATTCTCCAGTTCTTTTCACCTTTGTCTGTATTCATATTTATATCAACACCATGGGGAAGCCAAGATGGAAAAAAGATCATACGTCCTTCTATAGGTTCGTAAGCACACACTCTCCATAATTGTTCGGGTAGATCATCTACCCTTCTAGGCATGTGTTGATTTGGTCCTGGTCTAGGATCTTCTAAAAATAGTTTACCTGAGTTCTTGGGCACTTTAATATAGTACACACCTGACCACATAGAGTTAGGATGTGTATGTGTTTTGTTATAGCTATAAGTAGGATTAATATTAGCCCACATATTACCTAATCCTAGTTTATCTTTTATACCATAATCAGCATTACACTCATAACCCATTTTAAAAAGTTCATCGATAAGAGGTTGATATTCTTTTCGTCTATCCATATCTGTTTTGCTATGCCAGCCAAAACCAGAATTAGTTTTTATTTCTCCTTGAGGATCTTCTTTACGCCACTTCTTTATTTCTTTAAATAAATATTTATTAAGTTCTTTAGCATTATCTAGATCTTTAAAATAAACAGCAGTTGGAAATAATATCTTTCTTTGGAGTTGACTCATTTAAACGGTGGTCCTCCAAACCACATCACCAAAGATTTTCTTACACCTTTTTTAACAGGTGCAACTTTGTGTCTTAAGAATGATGCAAAAAATATAGCTTGTCCTTGTTTCAAAGGCAGGGGTTTAGCATCTCCCAACTCTCCAAACAACAGATCCCCACCTGTGAATTCTGATGGATCTGACAATAAACAAGTCATAGATATTTTACGTATTGGGTGTGAACCGTCTTGACCAAAAGCATTTAGATCCATGTGCCAATCATAGAAACCTTTTTTAGGATACACAGTAAATTGTGCAGGTTCTGTAAGTGTAACACCATCAAAATAAAAATGATTTAAGTTTACAATAGATAATTGATTTTCAATAACTTTGTACATCTGTGGTAGTTTATTAAAAGGTATCCAAGATATTGTTGTCACTCGTTTCTTCGTATCGTATTTACCTTTCTCTCCACCACCAACCAAAGCTTTTTCAGGTTCACACTGATGACCTGCATCAATAATCATCTTACATTGTTCAGGTGTAAAGATAGGTTGTGTAGTTTTGGCAACATAAGACTGCCATCTAGGCATTCTAGGTATCATTCCATTTGCCCCGATCCAGTTCTTGAAGCTACGGGATTGTAATCAACATCCACATTACAAACTAATGTTCTTCTTTTTTCTTTTGTTCCGTTAAATGGGTACACACAATGTCTCATGTCATAGGGAAAAACATAGAAGTCTCCTATTTTCATATTAGGTGAATAATCTGTTTTAGAAAATTGTCCTGCAGCTGCACCAATAATCTGTAATTTACCATTCATTGGCTTATCTTCTGCTGAATATTCTACGCCCGTGTCTTTAGGTAGTTTCATAATCATTACCGAAGATAAACCTGTATAGAGTTTACCTTGATGAATATGTATCGGATTATATTCATGTGCTTTCATTTCATTAACCCAAATAGAATTTATAGATTTCTGTGTTGGACCTATCTTGTTCCAATCGGTGTAGTGATCAAAGATACTATGAAACCATTTCAGTATATCATCAGGTAAAAAACAGTGCTGATGCATCTTATCGTTGTTAGGACCAGAATAAAATAAAGATACTTCGTCTTGTATCTTACCCACTAATTGTTTGTTTGCTTTCGGTAATTGTTTCTTTTGTCTTTCGTAGATTTCATTAAGACCTACGAATATTTCCAGGGGGACCTGGTATTTCAAGACCGTCTGACCTAAATAAACAAAATCGAATTTCATTTTAATTTTTTAGTTTTCTTATCGTCTAAAGATAAAGTGTTGTCTTTCAAACCTTTTTCTAAAGCCTCTAATTGTCCCAATATATTAAACACTTCTGGTTGTGTTGTACCAGGAGTTATTGTTTCTTTCTGTCTTTGGAATCTTAACAAGTATGATTTAGCTTGGTGCGTGTTCACATCCTGTTTATCAAAGTTACCATCATCAAACTCTTTTTTAAGTTTAGACCAAGTGGCTACTTCTCTCATTCTATGTTTAGCAACTAATTCCATTTGTGCTTTATTATATAATTTTTCTTCTAGCTCTACTTGTTTAAGTTCTTTTTCTAACGGATCTTTTTCTTTTTTAATATCTCTTTGTATTTTCTTTATCTCAACCTCATTTTTTCTAGAATCAAATGACAGGTGAACTAAGTTTTCAAAGTGTGTGTTCTGTTCTCTTACAGACTGCCAATACTTTGCAGCTTTAGTTGGATATTTATTATCGGATAACACAGAGAATCTCATTTCTGTTTCTGTACGAAACATTTGTTTTTTCATCCATGTATCTTGTAGCTCTGGTATTAATTTTTTAAAATTTTTAACATCATCCTTATCAAGGATATTAGTTAAATACTTTGACTCTGTTTCTAGCTTAGTAGCTATATTACGTTTTTCTTTTGACATTCTATCTCCTTTATTCATTTCTGTCTTCTTTATATACCTTTCTATATAAAGGTCAAGTCTATGATACAGTTACGTCGACTAACGCAGCAGTTGCTTCCCATTCTTCAGTTAATTGAGCTTTGGGAGATGGTGGTCCTCCTGCTACACATACCCCACTTACGGCAGTTCCTCCGCCACCTTGGCCACTTCTTGGTGTAGCTAAATCATTTAATTCTGACCATGTTGTTCCATTCCATATTTCAGTTTCATCACCATCACCAGGTTCACCTCCAGCAAATAAAGCTGAACTTGTATCTTTACCCATTGGTGCTCCCTGACTTCTACCAGAGTTTAAATCTCCTGTTTCTGTCCAAGTGCTTCCATTCCATTTTTCAGTATAAGCTCTAGGTGTAGGTTCACCACCAAAACCTAAAGCATCAGTATTTGTTCCAACACCGGCCATATATGTTCTTGTATTATTTATTTCTGAAACTTCTGTCCAACTAGTTCCGTTCCAAGACTCTACACTGTTAACATTAGTTGTTGTGTATCCACCAAAAGCTAAAGCGTTATCTTTATTATTTGCAGTGCCTCCTAAAAATCTTCTACCAGTGTTTAATTCATTAACCTCTGTCCAAGACGCTCCATTCCAAGTTTCAGTTTCATCTGTATTTCCAGGGGCTTTTTGACCACCAAATGAAATAGCCGATGTTTGTGTTCCACCACCAGCATGGCCTTGAACTCCTGTAGTTAAATCAGCTTGTTCTGACCATGTTGATCCATTATAAAATTCATTATTAGCACGGAAAGGACTTCCACCATATATTAATGAGGCAGAAACAGATGCTCCTGCTACTCCATTCATATTACCACCAGGTCTAGCTTCATTTAAAGTACCACCACTTGCCCAAGCTGTTGTTGGCGCTCCTGCAATTTTTCCAAAACCTTTTAACGTCGTGCCTCCAGATAAAAATATTTGACCCTCTTCTA